CCCGGCGCTTGAGTGCATGGTTACGGCTTATGCGCGATGGAGACAGGCGGCCCGGGAGATCAGGCGCGCGAAGTCGATGATCAAGACCTCGAAGCATGGTCTCCAACATGCAATCCCCTGGGTTGCCACCGAGCAGAGATACCTCGAAATCTTTTTGAAGTACGCGCTCCAGTTCGGGTTTACGCCGAGCGCGCGGACGCACCTGGCTGTGAATGGACCGGCGAAAAAAACAGACGACGATTTTTTCGGGGACGGAAAACCGACGAGTGAAAACGAAACCAAGATCGGGCTCCAGTAACCCGACCAAACCGGACTTCTACTTCGACGAGAAGGCGGCGGCCCATGCCGTCCAATTCTTCGAGAGGTTCCTCGTCCACGTGAAGGGCCGATGGGCCGGGCAAAGGTTTCTGCTCGAGGAGTGGCAGCGCGAAAAGGTTATCCGCCCTCTCTTCGGGTGGAAGCGCGCGGACGGGACCAGGAGATTTCGTACCTGCTATATCGAAATCCCTCGGAAGAACGGGAAATCCTCACTGGCCGCCGGCATCGCGCTCTACCTGACCTATGCGGACGGTGAGCAGCGGGCCGAGGTCTACGGCGCGGCGGCCGACCGCGACCAGGCTGCGATCGTGTTCGACGACGCGAAGGCGATGGTGTTCGCCTCGCCGGCACTCCTCCAGCGTGGCCGAGCGCTCAAGCGCGCGATCGTGACAAACCAGGGGTCCGCCTACAAGGTCATCAGTGCCGACGCGAACACGAAGCACGGGTACTCTCCGCACGGGATCATCTTCGATGAACTCCACGCTCAGCCAAACCGTGACCTCTACGACACCCTCCGGACTGGACGAGGAGCCCGCCGGCAGCCCATGGAGGTTTACCTTACGACTGCCGGGTATGACCGCAATTCGATCTGCTGGGAGGTCCACGAGTACGCGCAGCGGGTCCTTAAGAAGATCGTCGAGGATGAGAGCTTCCTGGCCGTCATCTTTTCCGCCGACGAGACCGACGACTGGAAATCTCCCGAGACCTGGACGAAGGCAAACCCGAACCTCGGGATCAGCATCAGCGAGGAATACCTCCAGGCGGAATGCCTGCGCGCGCAGCAGAGCCCCGCCTACGAGAACACCTTCAAGCGCCTGCACCTGAACCTCTGGACCTCTCAGTCGAAGCGCTTCATCCCGATGGACGCCTGGGACGCGAGCTCCGGAGAGATCGACCCGATCGACCTCGAGGGCCTTCCGTGTTATGCCGGGCTCGACCTATCCTGCACGACGGACCTGACCGCGCTCGTGCTCGTGTTCCCCGTCGGGGACGAGTACAAGATCCTCCCGTTCTTCTGGTGCCCGCAGGAGGGTATCGTTGAGCGCTCTCGACGTGATGGGGTGCGGTACGATCTCTGGGCTCAGCACGGGCAGCTCACCTCCACCGAGGGGAACGTCATCGACTACCGGAGCATCCTGAAGAAACTCGAAGAGTTGCGGAAGGTCTACGAAATCCGGGAGATCGCCTACGACCGGTGGGGTGCGCCGAAGATTTCCCAGGAGCTAATCGAGGCCGGGTTCAAAATCATCCCGTTCGGGCAGGGCTTCGGCTCGATGTCGGCACCGACGAAGGAATTGCTGACGCTGACGCTCGCGAAGCGCATGGTCCATGGAGGGCATCCAGTCCTCCGGTGGAACATGGACAACATGGTCGTCCGGACGGACCCGGCCGGGAACGTGAAACCTGACAAGGAGAAGGCCCGGCAGCGCATCGACGGGGCCGTGGCGTTGATCATGGGGCTCGACCGCGCGCAACGCAATGCGGCCGGCGGGACGAGCGTCTACGCGACAAGGGGGATCAGGACGGTATGAGGCTCCTCGATCGAGTCCGCGCGGCCGGGCAAATCCTCTTCCGGGGGAATCTCAAGGAGCCTCCTCCGTGGCTCCTGTCCATGCTCGGTGCGCCCACGTCGGCCGCCGGGGTGGACGTGATCCCGGAGACCGCGATCTCCCTTTCGACGGTGTGGTGCTGCGTCAACATCCTGAGCCAGACGATCGGATGCCTGCCCCTATTCATTGAGCGCATCGAGCACGACGCCGACGGGCACGACACGCACTCCCTCGCGCGGGACCATCTCCTCTGGGACATGCTCCACCTCTCGCCGAACCAGGAGATGACGTCGATGATCTGGCGCGGCCTGATCATGACGCACCTCGGGCTTTGGGGGAACCACTACTCACAGATCGTGCGGGACCGGCTCGGCCGCCCATTGATGCTCCAGCCGCTTCATCCGCAGCGCGTGCGCGTCATGCGCGAGGAGGGCGGTTCCCGCCGGCTCCAGTACCAGGTCTCTCCGATGTACGGGGAGACGGGGATGACGGTCCTCCCGATGGAGGACGTCCTTCATATCCGCGGGCTTTCGATGAATGGTCTCGTCGGGTTGTCGCCGATCGGCGCGGCCCGCGAGTGCATAGGAATCGGGCTCGCGACGCAGGAATACGGAGCACGGTTCTTCTCGAACGACTCATCCTCCGGGGCCGTGCTGGAGCACCCGGGGCAGCTCGGGGACGAGGCTTACAAGCGGCTGAAGGCGGACATCGAGCGCCAGCGCCGTGCCCTCAAGGACAAGCACAGGATGCTCATCCTCGAGGAGGGCATGAAGCTCACTCAGATGGGGATCCCGCCCGAGGATGCGCAATTCCTCGCGACGCGGACCTTCCAGGTCGCGGAGGTCGCTCGGTACTACCGCATGCCGCTCTACAAGCTCTCCGAGAACCTGAACACGAAAAACGCGAACGTGGAGCAGGTCGCTATCGAGTTCGTGACGGACACGGTTATGCCGTGGATCGTGAACATCGAGTCGGAACTGAGCCTGAAGCTTTTCTCGTCGGAGGAGCGGCGCACATTCAAGCCGCGATTCGACATCGACGAGCTCCTCCGAGGCGACTTCCAGGCACGTCACGCCGGCTACACGGCTGGCCGCCAGTGGGGCTACTACTCGGCGAACGACGTCCGACGGAAGGAACACCTTAACCCGATCGCCGGAGGGGACTCCTACATGGTCCCGTTGAACATGGTGCCCTCGACGGACGTCGGTAAGGCGAGCCCGCCGGCACCCCTGGATAATTCCCGCGCGCTTGCGCTTCTACGCGAGGTCTCGACGATGCTGGAGGTCAAGAAAAATGGCACTCATTGAAGCCTTGCTGAGGGCGGCGATATCCGTCCACCACACCGATACCTCGGATGGGGCCTGGGATGGCCCGTCCGCCGTGAAGAACTTGCGGCTCGACGCCGACGAGAAATACTACTCGCTCGCGTTCGCCTGGCGTGATGCCGAGGCGGACCAGGCGAAAAAGTCCTCCTACAAGTTCATCCACCACGATGTCGCCTCAGACGGGGAGATCGGCGCGGCGAACATCTCTGCTTGCCGGACGGGGATCGGGGTACTCAACGGGGCTCGTGGCGGGACGACGATTCCTCGCAGCGATCGCCAGGGCGTTTACGATCACCTGGCGGCGCATCTGAAGGACGCGAAACTCGATGTTCCGGAGCTCAAATCTCACGTCGGAGAACGAGAGGTGCGCGCCTTCGGCACGTCGGAGATTCGCGTTTCGCAGGATGCGAAAAAGATCGAGGGTCACGCGGCGCTCTTCAACACGAAGTCTCAGCCGATATTTGGGTTTCGCGAGCGCATCCAGCCTGGGGCATTCGCGAAGACCATCCAGGAGTCCGACATCCGGGCCCTCTTCAACCACGACCCGAATATCGTCCTCGGGAGGAACAAGTCGGGGACCCTGGAGCTCTCCGAGGATTCCAAGGGGCTGTACATGCGGATCACGCCTCCGGACACGCAAGCGGCCCGAGACGTGATCGAGATGGTCCGACGTGGAGACGTGTCCCAATGCTCCTTCGGGTTCAGGTGCATGAAGGATTCTTGGTCCATCGACGATGGGGAGAGCCTACGGGATATCCACGAGGCCCGGCTTTTCGACGTGTCGCCGGTGACTTACCCAGCCTACACCGAGACCGAATGCCAGGTTCGCTCCGACGTGCAGCAGGCTTTGCTCAAGCTCCAGGGAGGGCATGCCCTCTCAGAGAGCGAAACCGATTTATTGCGGGCCCATGTCCGCGAGATCGAGGCTCGCATGGGAGACCGGACGGACCTCCCGGAAAATTCCGTCTCGTCCACGAAGCCGGAGCAGAAGAAGGAGCTCCACTCCCTGGACCTGTTGCGCCGG